ACCCACAACTTGATCTTAGAAGAGGTGGCGCCAATGTTTTGTTTGGTGCTTCAGAATCAGGTAATAAACTCAACGACCTTATCATCACTTCATCTGGTGGTACTGATACAACTGTTGGTGGTACCAATGTTGCAGGTCTTTACGATATTACTATGGATGAACCTATAGTTGGACCTGCCATTGCCACTTTTCTTTAAGAATTTACATCCATTTAAAAACTAAAAAATATAAATTTAGATAACTCGACTGCCAGATACGGAAAAGTCTTTGTGTTATCTAATTCTTGTTATTTTTGCTAAAAGCACAAAAATAACACACAAAAATAACACACAAAAATAACACACAAAAATAACACACAAAAATAACACACAAAAATAACACACAAAAATAACACACAAAAATAACTCTACAATCTTACATTACAAATTTTTGAATTACAAACTTATCAAGACTTTCAAACTCTTCGTCTTTGAATATTTTATCTCTTATTTTTTCTAATTTTGTATGAGGTATATTTACATCGTCGCCATAAATATAATTACCGTTTTTCATACGGTGATATCCAGCACATTTTAGAACACCTTCAACTGCTTCATCTTTTGTCTTGTAGACATTATAGACTTCTGGGGTTTCTACATTGTTTTCATAAATATACAAAACAGTGTAAATAATATCTGGTGTAGCCTCTGGTGTAGCCTCTGGTGTAGCCTCTGGTGTAGCCTCTGGTATAATGTCCTTTATAACTTGTAATTCTTTATCATAATCAAAAACTGGGTTAATATCTAAACTTTTTTGAGATTTAATGTCAAACTCTCCAACGTTAATACCTTTCTGGTTTCTGATAAAATTAATAGCAATATCAGTTGAACTTCCAAAAGTCGCCTCTATTTGTTCGGGGGTAATACTATCCATTCCAAAATTTTCAACCCATAATTTATACCATTCTTCTCCAATAAACCCAATCATTTTTTCACGTAGCGAAGTCATCTTTGGTTAAAATAAGTAAAGATGACTAAAAATCAAATAAATTTTATATGTTTCATATAAAATCAAGAAAATATAGTGAGATTTAAGTGTAATTTTAGAGGTAATTTTAGAGGTAATTTTAGAGGTAATTTTAGAGGTAATTTTAGAGGTAATTTTAGAGGTAATTTTAAGCGAATAATGATTTAATTCCGTCAAACTTTTTCTTTAGTTTGTCGTATTCTTCTGTTTTATTCTTCAAATCTTTTTCCAACTTTGTTGTTCTACTTTCAAGTGTTTTTCTTAATTGAGAAATAATTTCTTCCTGTGTTTTTACATAGTCTGCTATAGCACTTAAATGAGTATGAACATTTACGTGTTCGGTGCTATCGGAGTTTGTTGGTGTAGTAGGTTCAGCTTCTTCTTCGGGTTCGTCCTCAGCTTCTTCTTCAGCTTCTTCTTCAGCTTCTTCTTCGGGTTCGTCCTTAGCTTCTTCTTCAGCTTCTTCTTCAGCTTCTTCTTCAGCTTCTTCTTCAGCTTCTTCTTCGGCTTCTTCTTCAGCTTCTTCTTCGGGTTCTTCTTCGGCTTCTTCTTCGGGTTCGTCCTCAGCTTTCACCAAACTTTCATCATATTTATAACCCCATTTTTCAGACAAATCAATACACTCTTGGTCCATTGGAATAAACTCATTATCTACAAGTCTGCCAATAGTAATTTTTTCTTTCAAAGATTTAAACACCAATGTGGAATCTGGATGCCCAATTGTGTCCATAGACTTAAGTCTTTTAAGAATGCGTTTTTGTTTTGTATTAGTAGAACTCATTTTGTTAATTATTATGAGTTCTTAAATACAGAATCAAATATATTTTTTAATATATATTTAATCTGAACCAGAGTCAGAGTCAGACTCGGATCCAGATTCGGAATCTTCTGAAGAAGATGGAGGTGGCGGGGTCTTTGGCTTTCTTCTTTGTTTCTTCTTTTCCTTTGAAGAAGCAATATATTGTTTCAATACAAGTTTTTCACTGCGAGTAATAGCTCGTTTAATTTGTGATTTCATTGTCAATACCATTTTATCAACCAATTTATCTACAATTTCATCAACCGCATCATCAACGTTAAATGACTGTTTTTCATTTGTGGAGCTCATTTTTATAGGAGTTTTTCCTCTTTAAATGATTGAAATAGTTTATTTTATTTTGAGATTTGTGTAAAGATTTGTGTAAAGATTTGTGTAAAGATTTGTGTAAAGATTTATTTTTTCAATGAAAAATAGATCTGTATTTTTTTGTTATATATTTGGTTATGTATTTGGTTATGTATTTGGTTATACATTTAGAGGATTGGGAAACCGAGAGCACCACCAGAAATTCTGATAACATTGTATGCCAAGGCAACACAGATGAAATCGTATGTTTGTACATAATCTTGACCAGTAGCCTTTGTTGCACCAGTAGCACCATTACCAGCAACTGCAGCAGCAGATGGAGATGGTGAGATACTGACGTTGGTAAGTCTACCGTAGTTAGTAGAACCTTGAGGGTCGAGATTGCAGAAATCAAGAGCGTATGAGTAGCAATGATAACCAGTTTCGGTTGGAACAACTGGTGCGTGGTAGTATGGATTGACAAGTGAAAAGTAGTCTGAACCCATCACATTAAGACGGTTGCTGTTCTCGTAGACCAAAGAAGTTTGGAGAATTGGGTCAGAAGCACCTGAAGTGTTGTAGTTGACATTAGCACCAGATGGATCAGCACTTGCGGCGGTGTAATTAGACCAATCAGAAGCGATTGTCTTATTACGAGCACCGAAGAACAAAGCCTTGACAGCGTGTGAAAATCTGATATCAACACTTTGTGCGGCTCCCGCAGTTGCGGCAGTGAATGTTTGGACTGGTGCGGTTTGAGCTTGTTCGATAACAATATCACGAGCAGCACATCCCATACGTTGACGTTCATCGTTGGAAACGATGGCGTATTCACCCCACACAGCAGGAGAGTTCAAAGTAGGGGCGGTACCAACGATATCAGTGAGATTGTAAGGAATATTTGGGGAAGTACCCACAGCAACAGCTGAATTTTCGTGGACGAGAAGTTCGTTAAGACCACGGAAGTTGAAGTTGATGCGCATCTCATTGTATGGAAGTGCGGCGGTTGGGAGAGCAACTCCGGAATCGCGACAGAACCAGAATGGAAGTGGAACATTAAGCATGCGTGCTGGAAGAGTTGCACCTGGAGCAACTTGTTCGGAGGTAAGTTCTGGGACGTTACCAATCATATTGTCATATGCAACTTGTTTGCTGGCATCAACAGTGAATGCTGCCCAGAAATCAAGGAAGTAGTTATCGAAACGAGCGGCAACCAAGTCATTGAAAGAGACAGTACATTCAGAAATAATATTGTGTCCAAGATTACGTGTCCAACGGAGACGACTTCCTGCAACAACTGTACCAGTACCAGCAGCAGCCAAAGTGACAGCTGGGATACCAATTCTAAGCCATGCACTGAGGAGATAATCACCAGCACGTGAGATAGATGAGGACCATTGCTGACCGAAATCGGCGGTACCAGTTGAACGAGTTAATTGCACAGGAATGATAGAAAACCATGTAGACTTTCTGGTTTCGCGAACGAAATAAGCAGTGGCGTCATCACCACCGTAAAGGATGACTTCGAGTTCATCGTATGTAGCCATATCGACGAATGCTACAGTAACAGATTGACCGGACATTTTTTTTATATTAACCAAGATAAAATTTTTTTTAATATTATTCTGAATTGAGTTTAAATATTATTTTTTCTAAACGAAATGATGGACATCATAACCATTGACAAAAAAATAAGAGAAAATTTTAATTCCGAACAGGAAAAACTCTTACTTTATAAGGGTAAGCTTTCTAAACTAAAAAATATGAAAGGACTTAACCCAAGAACACGTGCAGCTACAGAAAAAACTATTGTGGATTTAGAAAAATATGTTAATGATTTAGAGGAGAAAAAATCCTATAATTTTTATATATTTAATACTATAGAATTAATATTAGAATTTCAAAAAATATTAAAGTCTCCGATGAAACTAAATTTCACAGGAAAACCTATAGAAAATAATAAGGAGAAAAACGAAATTATACAAAAATATGTAAAAATAGCAATAAAGTATATAGATATAGATATTCAATCTGATAAAAAAACTGACCCAGATGAAGTTGTATGTGATAATTGTGGTAATAAAAAAGAGTTTGATATCATAGACGGAAACATTTATATCTGTGATATATGTTCAGTGCAAAAAAATGTGAATAAACAAACTACATCTTACGGTGATATTGACAGAGTAAATATTTCACCTAAATATATATATGACAGAAAAATACATTTCAGAGACTGTATAAACCAATATCAAGGTAAACAAAACAGCACTATACCACAAAAAGTTTATGATGATTTGATTTATCAATTTGATAACCACCACATGCTTGTCAATTCTACTGACAAGAAGACCAAGTTTTCTAAAGTTAGCAAGAATTTAATCAGAATATTCTTGAAAGACCTGAACTATACCAATCATTATGAGAACATACATCTTATACACTATAATCTTACTGGAATTCAACCAGACAATATATCTTATTTGGAAGACCAACTTTTAGATGATTTTGATATATTAACTGATTTATACGATAAAAGATATAAGAATATTGAGAGAAAAAATTTTATAAACACGCAACATATATTATACCAGTTTCTTATCAGACATAAACATAAATGCAACAGAGAAGATTTTGCGGTTCTCAAGACTATGGACCGCAGAGCTTTTCACGACGAGGTGTGTAAAAAACTGTTTGAAGAATTAGGTTGGAATTACACACCCTTCTTCTAATTTTTAATATATTTAGCTATATTAAAATTACACCTTAATATTTCTACCGGAAGGATCGCCATTATGATCTACCCATTTTGGTAACCATCTTTCTGTTCTTAAGTCATAACAAGGGAAAAATTCGTTAAAATATTTTCTATAATATTTCTCTTCTTGTGTTGCATCACAGTTTGAAATATTTTCTTTTTCACTAATCATATCTTGTATTTGTTCATACCATTTTTTCTCTGAACCAGAAACTCCATCAGAAAACCCATCTTTTCTTCTCCATAATACTTCTTTGGGTAAATATTCACCATTGTCAAAAGAAGACCTTAGTATGTATTTTTCTATACCATTTATAGGTTTTTTAAGCTCAGCTGGAATACTCAAAACATAATTCACAAATTCTTTATCAAGAAAAGGAACTCGCGGTTCTAACCCGTGTGAAGAAATACATCTGTCAGCTCTGAGAACATCATACAAATGAAGATTTTTCACTAAAGTTTCAGTCTCTTTTTGGAAATCTTCAGCTGTTGGCGCGTGATGAAAATATAAATATCCTCCAAAAATTTCATCTGAACCTTCACCTGACATAATAACTATATCTTTACTATTTTCTGAAATATACTTGGATAATAACCACATTCCAACACTTGCCCTAACAGTAGTTACATCATAAGATTCAATATCTTTTATGACTTTAGGTATCGCATCAAAACCTTGTTCCGGTGTAAATATAACTTCCGTATGTTGTGTTCCAAGATATTCTGCTACCATTTTTGCATATTTTAAATCTTGTGAATTTTGCATACCTATAGAATAAGTTCTGACATTTTCAGGACCCATAATTTTACATACTACAGAAGTAACTAAAGAACTATCCAAACCACCAGAAAGCATACAGGCAACAGGACGGTCAGACATTAGTCTCTTTTTTACAGCAGA